CCACGTACTGGGTGATCAGGCCCACATGACCGTTGCCGGTGCCGCTGGTGATGCTCACCACCATGCCGGTGTAGGCGTCGTTGACGGCGCTCGCGCCCGCCGCCAGGGTGATGGTGCCGGCGGCTCCAGCGGTGGAGGTGCCAGTCACGGCCGCGCCCATCACGGTCTCAGACAGGCGGCAGGACCGCAGCAGAGGGGAATAGCGGGGGGCGGTGCCGGCGGTGCCGCTGCCGGCGTACTCCACCGTCAACTGCAGCTGCACCTGGGTATTGCTCAGCAGGCCCTCATAGGCGCCCATGTAGGGCCGGATGATGTCCCGGCTCACCACATCGCCGGCGAGGGGCGTCAGGGCCAGATCGGAGTTGACCAGAACCGCATTGGTGCCATCCGGGCTTGAGCTGACGCCATAGCTGGCGCCCTCAGTCTTGGCCAGGATCGTCCGCAGCTTCGTCTTGTAGGCCATGCTCGTGTTCGGGGTCGGCAGGGGCTGGCTCGGCTGCGGGGCGATGCCTCAGGCCGGTGGCCGGATCCATCTCCCAGATCCCGCCGATGCCGCGGGTGTCGTCCTCCATGCTACTCAGGCCTCCAGATCGGCTTCGCTCGTACGGTAGTTGAACACGAATGGGACGGTGATCAGGCCAGCTGGCGAATCGGCCTGCAGCAGCTCGCAGGTGGTCCGGCCAGGCATGACGTCAATCGTCAGATCGCGCAAGGCGGTGCTGGCCATCGTGCGCCGGTGAATCTCGGCCACGATCGGATCCGCGATCACGTCCGGCTGGGCATCGCGCACGATCACCACCGCCCTGGCCTGGAGGGTCCAGTCGAGGAACGGCAGGCTGGTCCGCACGTCCGGGCTGTCGTCGATCCACTCCAGCGCAATGCCGGGCGACTCGTGGCGCTGCAGCGGCTCCACCCGGCTGCGCCAGATCCGGCCAGACACCTGCGGCATCCCCGCGAGGGCTGCGGCCCAGGTGGACAGGATCTGCTCGCGGCGGGTGGTCATGGAGTAGGCGGCCAGGCCCCAGGCTCTGGCGCGGTGCCGGCGAAGATCCGCCCGCCGGAGCCGTAGGGGGTGCGGAAGGGGGCCAGGGTGCGGGGCAGCGGGCCGGGGATGGTGAGGTTGACGAAGAACCCTGGCTCCGGGGTGGGTGGCGTCAGCTCGTTGCCGTCAGCGTCGTAGGTGCCGGGGATCGTGACTTCGCCGATGATGTCGAGGGCACCTTTGTGGCCGAGGCTCACCAGCTCGCCGTCGTCGTCGAGGTAGCCAGCCCCACCTGCGGCATCATGGGCGGCCTGATGATCGGGGAAGCGGAGGGTGTAGTGGCGCATCATTGGGTCATGGTTTGGATGTTGACATTGGGGCGGCGGGATTTGTTTATGGCCATCTCGCGAACGTAGCCGCGCAGGTTGTTGGCGGTTCCATTCTCAGAACCGATAAAGATGCGATCAACCGCAGGCATCGTGACAAGATTATCAGTGCCCGTGGTTACCCCATTGCTTGCGCCCGCAACGTCATTGGTCGCAAATGCCAGCGCAGCTTTAACGCCATTTTCTGCAAAAAAGCTGGGATACCATTCAGCTTGGCTTGTTCCACCTGTGGTGATGACGTTGGCCTGACCGCTGGAATAGTATGACTGCTCGATCTTGTTGACTGACGTGCCATCACTGGCCTGCCATGCGCGAGGGAACCCAGACGACACTGCAGACAGTCTTTTAATGTCGCTGTAGACCGTCCCCGCCGCCTGATTCCAGATCCCCGCAAACGCCGCGCCAGTGATGCTCGCCACGTCCGCCGTGCTGCTGGCGGTGAGGGCCCCGGTTTCAACGGGCGGACCAAGAGTTGAAGACGACTGCAGTTGAGCGAAGTCGACTGCGATCTCATCGCCGCTGCTGCGAATCCGAAACCCGATCTGTGGATTCGTCACGGTCGCTGATGCAATCGCATACCGCAGCCATTGGTTCGTGATCGAGACGGTGTTCCACGTCGCGCCGCCATCCTGCGTGATCTGAATCACGCCGGTTCCGGTGATGCGCTTGATCAGGAATCCAGAGACGCGCGTGGCTGATGCGCTCGTGATCGTCTGCAGCGCCGTGCCATCACTGGCGGTTGCTGTCAGCCTCGTCGCCGTATTAGCGGTGCCATTAGCGCCGATCTGGTCGCGCGTTGGCGTGATCCCAGACTTCACCCATGCCGTCTGTGTCAGATCCCTGGAGTGCAGCGCCAGGTTCGTCACCGCATCCCAGATCCGCCACCCCAAGCACGCCCCCGTCGCCGGGTCGTACTCGATGAACGGCACATTGGCCGCAGGCTGCACCAGGATGCCCGAGCTGTTGAAGCCCCAGGCTGGGCTTGAGTTGGTGAAGGTGATGATCTGAGACCCGCTGATCAAATCCGTCACCGTGCCAGTCCTGACCGGTGCGATGTGCCAGCTGGGGATCTCGCCAGCCGCTCGATACAGCCCGGCCCGTCGGAACGGGCTGCCCAGGACGGGCCTCAACACCGGCACCAGATGGGTCATGTTGCGCTCACCTCTCCAGTCAGCAGGAACTCATCCGTGGCCGGCAGGGCGATGACGCTGGCGGTCGCATACTGGTAGGCCGTGCCCGTCGCGCTCGTCGCTGCCCTGCGGGTGGCGCCGGCGCCAGCGTTGACCACGACCCGGCCGGTGCCGTACTGCAGCATCAGGCACTCGAACTCGGCGCCCAGTCCCGCCGGGTAGGTCACGGTCACGGCGCTGCTGCTGGTGAACACCAGCAGCTCGCTCTGGTTCTCGATCGTCAGGGTGTAGCTCGTGCCGCTCACGGTTCGACGCCGAATGATCCCGGCAGGGCCTCGCTGCCCCGGCACTGACACCGACACGCCAGCATCACCCTGTTCCAGCACGCTCGCGGTCATGGGCGGCTCCTGGTGCCGAGCACCGTCAGCTGGCCACCCATAGGGTAGTAGCTGTCACCGCCCACCCGATAGTTCAGGTCGTAGGCGTACTGGTCGCTGGCGGGCATCGCCAGGGTCGCCGCCGGGGCCAGCCTCATCCGCAACGTGCCGGCCGCGGCGGTCAAAGGCGTCACGGTGAACGATGCGACCAGTGAACCGTCGATCGTGGATTTCACGTCAGCATCCAACGTCGCGCCGACCAGGCTCACGGCCTTGCCGACCTCGTAGCCGATGCCGGTCAGGTCCTGCGCGATCGGGCTGATCCCGATGCTCGCGCCGCCCACCGTCGTGCTCACCTTGAACGCATCGCTGGTCAGGCCGCTGCTGATCACGTAGTAGCCCGCCACCCCGGCCATGCCGCAAGGGAACGTCCCGGCGTCCGATCGGAAGCCCACCAGATCGCCTGCCACGAATCCATGGCACCGCAGACCGATCAGGTCGCTGCCGGCCGTCAGTGTCACCGGCCGCACGTTGTCCAGCAGCTGCACGTCCAGCTGGTAGGTGCCGCCCTGGGCCACCGTGATCGGATAGTCGTCCGGAATCATCGACCAGTCCCGACGGTGCCCGTCACGCTCGGCGTGCCGCCGGTGACGCTCACCAGCCGCAGCCGCACGAATCGCACTGGGCCGCGCATCTGGTACAGGTAGGTGCCGTTCGCGGTGATCGTGTAGCTGTCCACCACGCCATCGCTCAGGCGGCCGTAGCTCGTGCCGTCCAGGCTGCCCTCAAAGGCCACGACCACGTTCGTGCCGATGCTTGACACGGTCACCTGAAACGTCAGGTCGACGCCCGTGCTCTCGCGGGCCGTGCCGACGCCGGCGCTGGTCAGGGTGCCCAGGTCGCGGGTCAGAAATCCTGGCGTCGCCCCGAGCGTCATGACCCAGCCTCCTGTGCCCTCATGCTAGCGGCCCTCACAGATGCACCTGGCTCGCCACCAGCCGGGCCCTGGTCACGGTGATGTTGGCCGATGCGCTCAGATTCGCCAGGTGCATCGACACCTCGCCGTTCGCTGGCAGCGACACCATCCACGTCGTCGTCAGCTTCGCATCCTGGCCGCCACTGCCGTGGATCGCATGGGTCTCGGTCGCATCGATCACAACGCCATTCACGGCCAGCTTCATGGCCAAGGTGTTGTTGTTCCCGGCCGTCGCCTCGACCGATCCCGACACTCGCAGCAGCACGGTGTTGCCGTTGCTGTTGCGCAGGCCCATCGGGTCCGTCGTGCCCAGCGCTATGCCGCTCGCTGTGGTCGTGTCCAGCGTGCCGGTGGCGCCGATCGCCCGGTAGACGCCCTGGGCCGCCGAGGGGATCTGATGGCTGGTCAGCCGGCTCACCTGCCCCCGCACGTCAGCACCAGCCAGGAAGTACGGCAGGCTGGCCCAGGCGGTCGTGCCGTCGCCCATCTTCAGGCGCCGAGTGTCGGTCTCGATGCCGAACTCGCGGGATAGCAACACCGGGTTGGCCGCCGTCCACTCGGCCGCTGTCCCGCCGCGCATCCGCAGCCTGGTGATCCGTTCGCTCATGGCGCCCCTCCGTCAATGACGTTGTCGTAGATGTAGACCGTGCTCGGGGTGCCGCCGTCCAGCACCACCTCGCTGTCGGTGTCTACGCTGTCGCCCTCGAGCACGGCCGGCCCCGCAGGTGCCGGACTCTCAATCACCGTCGCCTGCATCCGCACGACGCTCAGCCGGCCGTCATCGATCGGCATCACGCTCCGCACGGTGTAGGGCACAGCGTCAACCACGATCCCGGTCCCGTACTGCAGGTTGCCGAACTCGTTGGTCTTCACCGTCAGCTCATAGTCCGTCGTCAGCACCATCCCATCGGCGATGATCTCGCCGGGCATCATCAGCAGCCCCAAACCAGAAACGGCGCCCGCAGTCACACTGCTGGCGCCGAAACTGAACAGCAGATCCAGGTCTGCGTCGATCACAGATACTTGGCAGATCCGCGGCCGACGACGCTCACAGCACCGGAGCTGGTGCCCCCGGAGGTGGTGAACAGCACCCGCACATAACGGCGCAGGATGTCGCTGTTGAGCGTGATGGTGGAGAATCCGGCGGTATTGGCGGCAGCCGCAGTGAACGCACCCCCGGTCACGTCGACGAAATCGCCGGCGGTGGTGGTGTCGCTGTGCTGAATCTTGGCGGTCAGGGTGACGCCGGCGCCAGCGGCTGCGTGGTCCAGGGAGAACACCACGTCACCCTCGTAGGGCAGCAGGTCCACGGTGGCGGCAGAGCCGCCAACCTGGCCGGCGCCGGTGGTACTCGCCAGGGCCACAACGGCACAGGCGTGGAGCTGGAAGGCGGTCGTTTTGCCGCCGAGGTTCTGAATCGTCATTTGTCAGAAGGGGGCTTGAGGTTTCGGGGCTTGCAGACCGCCGGGGGCTCCGGTGGTGCGGCGGCGACCGCCAGCCGCTGAGAGATCAGCAGCTTGGCGTCGACGCTTGAGACCTTGATCGGCTCAGGGGAAGCCTCGAAAGGCTCCCCGGAGATGTAGCAGCTGTCGAGGAGGATGATCCAGCTCATGGTCAGCTGCCCAGGGCGAAGCTGGCGGCCCGGCGGCACACCCAGTCGATGTCTTGCATCACGGTGTAGACCACCTGGCCCTTGGCGGCCTGGGTCAGGTTGTCCACGACGATGTCCATCCCGCTCCAGGTGGCCAGGATCATGTCGGAGAACACACCACCGAACACGTCGTTGGTCTGGACCTGGTTGCTCATCTGCACCGGGTAACGGCCGATGGTGCCGTTGTCGCCGATGATGAAGTCAGCGCCGGCAGCCGAGGCCCGCAGGGTTACCATGCCGCCGACCATGGTGGTCGCGTTCATGATGTAGCGGAAGCTGTCCGGGGTCACGTTGGCGGCCAGGCAGGCGCCCAGCAGCTGCATGTAGTCGGTCCAGTCGCCGGAGTCGTGGGTGCCACCACCCAGGGCGGTCGGGTAGACCTGGCTGGCGCCACCGCCGAGGGTCACCGAACCGATGCCGGTGACGCGGCTCAGGCCCAGGGGCTGGCCGCTGGATCCGGTGCCGTAGAGGCCCGCGGCGTCGTAGCCCAGGGCGAGCGAACCGGCCATGTCGTTCCGGACCAGGGTGTCGATGTCCGGGGTGGTCTGGATCAGGGCCCGGCGGCTCACCGGCACCCGGACGCCAATGGTCTTGGGGGTGCTGGAGATCAGGCCGAAGGTCGCGTCAGAGGTGGTGACCTCCTGATCCTCGCCCACCCAGTAGTGCTGCGATGCAGCGGTCTTGCGGGGGAAATCGACGTTGCCGGTCAGGCCGTTCACCTGGGTCACGCCAGCCTGCAGCAGGGCGGACTGGTTGCGCAGCAGGTCGATGAACGAGCCAGCCAGCAGCTCGGTGCCGACCAGGGCGCCACCCTTGCCGAACGATCCCACGGTCTGGTCGCGCTGGGCCACCATCCAGTCGAACGGGACCAGCACGCCGTTGGCGCTGCGCTCGTACTTGCGCTCGGCCTCACGGGAGCACTCCAGCTCGAAGCCGGCGGCATCGCGGGCGGACTGACTGGTAGGGTCCGCCAGGTAGCGCAGGGCCTTGGTGATGCTGTAGCGGCTCAGGTCGCGCTGATCCATCCCGATCAGGGCGTCGGCCTCGATGTGCAGACCGCCGGGCTGCAGCTCACGGCCGCGGGCACCGACCTTTTCCAGCACCGCGGCACGGGCGGCGTTGATGTCGGCGTCCGCGCTGATCAGATCAGTGGCCATGCCCTCGGGCATGCCATGCTGCTTGCAGAGGGCCTGAATGGACAGGACGCGCTCGCGCTCGTCGGCAGCCGAGCGGGCGTCTGTAGGAGTTTCGACGGTCATCGTCTCGGCATGAACCGGGAGTTGCTCCTTCACGATAGCAATGGCATTCGGCGCCCCTCGCTCCGCCTGGGGCGGGGTGATGACGACCGGGGCGACGGGTTGCTCCGACGGTGCGTCCATGCGCAGCGGGCCCACCGAATCATCGGCCGGGATGCTCACCAGCGAGGTTTCGATCGGCATCCACTTCGTCACCAGGATGCCGCGATCGCCGATGTCCACCGCCTCGCGGATCTCGTAGGCGAATGACACCTTGCGCAGGATCCCATCCTCGTAGTCCTGCCGCTTCTCCAGTGCCTGCGGGTTGCGGGCCCAGCGGATCGTCGCCTGGCCGTTGACGCCATCCATCGTGGCCGACTCATGCACCCCCAGCACCACGTCGCGGTCGTGATTCCACAGGAACGGGGCGCCGTTGTTCAGCCGCGACAGGTCGGCAGCTCCAGGGGCGTGGCTCAGCACCTCAGTGCCGAACCACCGCTCGACCGGCGACTCGCTGGAGAACGTGAACCGGGCCATCCCGGGCTCCACCTCGTTCGCGGTGATCGTCAGCTCACGGGTCAGGCTGGTCTCACCCTTGAGCCTGGTCTGCAGCTCGGGTCCGGTCAGGGTGCGCGGAGCCGGCTCAGGGCTCAGCTTGCTCGCCGGGATGATCCAGAACTTGCACAGGGCGCCCGGGGCGATCTCGCCCTCAACCACCTCGCAGGCAGCCGGGCCCTGGTAGAAAGCGCAGTTGCTGCAGACCATCCCCTGTCCCGCGAACGGGCTCTCGGGCATGTAGTGGGCATCGGCCGGGGCAAACTGGCCCACCTCGTCGGTGATCTCCTCCAGCGCCTCGTAGAGCATCCCCTGCGCCACCGTCATGTCCGGCGTCAGCTCGCGCGGTTGCTCGCCGGTTGCCTCCTCAAACAGGATCGCGGTGTGGTCGTGGTCGTCCAGCCACTTCCGCGCCTCGGCCGGCGTGAACCGCGCAGCGTCGAAGCGGATCGCCTGCAGGATCACCGGGTCATCGCCCTTGATGCCGTAGATGAAGTCCACCCCAGGGCCGCCGGCATCGTTCACCCGCCGGAAACGGTCGAATCCATCGGGGGGCACCAACCGCGCGGCGTGCTCATTCGGGTAGGGGCGGCCCTCCTGGCCTTCAATCTCAGGCATGCCGGCAGCTGATCGGTCGGCCTTAATGCTATCGGCCCTCTCATTCGCCCACCGCTGCCCTGGATCGCCACCCCATGCCGCCCATGCCACACGGCCCGGGCTGGGGTAGCCATCCTCTCCAGGCCGGAAGCCCTCAGCCTGCTTGTCCACCTCGTGCCGGGCGAACCACGCCGCCATCGTGATCACGGTCTGCTCCGACAGCGGCTCACCGCTCAGGATCTGACCTGCACGCCTGGCGGCCACCGCTGTTCCGCCGCGGCGGCCCTCGGCCTTCCAGTCGCGGTAGCGCTGCGCTTCCTCGCGCATCCCGGCGGTCGGCGTCAGGTCAGGCATTGGCATCAGGCTGATCCGGCTGAATCTGAGGCGCCGCGATCTGCACCCCGTACTGCTGCTCCAGCTGGCGCTCGTTCGCCTTGTCCTTCAGGATCTGCTCATAGGTCGTGCCCAGCTTCGTGACGATCTGCGTCTTGCTGGTGTAGCCCGCTTGCTCGGAGATCACGTTTGCCTCAGCCTCTTTCTTCGGGTCCACCCAGGCCCAGCCGCGGGGCTGCCACTGCGCCGCCGACAGGTAGCGGTCGCGCCGGATCTCGTAGTCGTTGATCCGCACCGCACCGGCAAGCACCGCCAGGGGCAGCCACTCCTCGAACACCCGCTGGTGCAGCCGCTGGATCAGCATGCTCTGCAGCACGCTCCACGAGTCCTGATCCTGCAGGTACTCCTGCCGCTGGCTGCTGTAGTTAGCCTGGCTCGCGTCGCGGCTCAGGCTTGCGTAGCTTACGCCGGTGCCGGCGGCGAACCGGCGGGTTTTCTGCCTGGCGAACATCTCCAGCTGATTGTCCGGAGCGTTGACCTGGGGCAGCTGCACCTGGTCGCCCGGATTCAGCCGCCGGTAGATGCCGGCCTCAAAGTCCATGACCCGCTGGTCATCCATCACGGCATCGCCCTGCAGGTCGCCGTCGGCCGGGATGATGAATCCCATCAGGGCCGCCGCCAGCCGGGCCCGGATCGTGGCCGCCTGCTCGTAGCCGTCCAGCTGGTGTGCGTCGGCCATGACCGGGGCCACCAGTGGCACCCCGCGACTCTGGCCCACGCGCTCGGGCAGAAACACATGGATGATGTCTGCCGCTGGCACGATCTCGTGACGGCCTTGGGCCAGGCTCTGGCCGGCGGTCAGGTAGTCGCCCGGGTGCTGCGTCAGGATCGCGTAGTTGACCGGCCGCCCCCACTGGTTCAGCTCGATGCCCATCCGCCAGCGGTTGCCGCTTGCGCTCAGCGCGCCGGCGTAGTTCAGGTCCAGCTGGTCGGCCTCGATCGCCTCCAGCGCCAGTGGGATCTGGTTCCCCTTGCCGAACGCCCGTCGAACCAGCCGGAAGATCAGCTCGCCTGACTCCACGGGCGCCATCGCCGCCTGCCACTGGAAGTCCAGCCAGGACTTCTGCCCGGCCACATCACAGCTGTCAGCCCTGCCCCACATCCGCCAAGCGGTCTCGATCTCGGTGTTGATCACTTCGTCCAGGCCGCCGCCACGCAGCCTCGCCACGCGCATCTGCAGCTGGATGCCGGCCGGGCCCACCATGTTGTCGCGCAGCAGGCGCTTCAGCTGCGGCACGAACGGGGTGTCCCGGCCCATCGACCGGGCCCGGTTCCGCAGCCTCGGCAGGCTGCCCTGGATCTCGGCATCGGCCGAGAATCCCGACGTCAGCCAGTCGGCCGTGAGCCGGCCGCCCTCGGCTGCTGCGAATCCTCGCGCCATTGCGCGGGCCGGGCGCTGACGCCGCGGCTCCAGGCCGAACCCATGGGCCAGTCGGTCCCAGAAACTCATCAGGTGAACCTCGCGTAGAGGGCCCGGCCGCTGCCCCGGCCGGCGGCGATGTTCTCAGCCTCCTCCTCTCGCGCCACCTCGGCCTTCAGCTGCGACTCCAAGGACGTCAGCTCCGCCAGTGTGTAGCGCTTCACATTCCGGGTGCCAATCCGGTATTCCTGCACACCGCCGCCGCTGAGCACCGCACGGATCGCGGCCTGGCAGTCGTCGAGGGCCTTGCGGGCCGGCGATCGGCTGTCGACTGCTCCGGCAGCTGACAGCGACGCCAGCACGTCGAATGATCCGGACCCGATCGTGTAGCTCACGCTGCCCAGCGATGCCACCGACTGCCAGCTACCCCGCTGGTCGCTCGGGAACATGGACGTGATGGCGGCCGTGATGGTGGATTCCCACCCGGTCTCGTAGCCGGTGCCGCTGGTCTGCGTGGCGCCGGCGGCGACCGGGAACCGCACGTAGGTCAGCAGGGTCCAGCCGAGGGTGCTGCGGATCGGGTCGCCGAGGGGCGTCACCGATTCCGGCTGCCTCCAGATGATGGTGTCGCCCTGGCGCACCTGATCGGGGAAGGGGTAGGCCATTACCAGTTGTGGACGAACCCGCCGCGGCGCCGGGGCTGCCTGGACTCTAGCGGGGCAGTGCCGAGCGGCTCAGGCTCAGACGCGGGGGCAGCGGGGCCAGCGGGGGTGAGCTGGCGTTCGATCTGGTCCCACATCGTGGCGCGGTGGTAGCGGCGCTTGATCAGCTCCAGCACCGCCAGGGCGTAGACCGTCAGGTCCAGCGGCTCGTTGCGGGCTCCGGCCGGCTTCTGCCACTCCAGCACCTGGAACCCCTTGACCGATCTCGGCACCAGCCGCTCGCAGGTCAGGCCCCGCAGGTAGTCCTCTGTCGTGCCGGTGCCGAAGTGGATCCCGCCCGGCCCGGTCACGTCGCGCTTGAGCCGGGCATAGATCGTCCGCTTCAGGCTGTCGGTGCCGACCATGTAGAGCGTCACGCCGCCCTTGATGGTCTGGCCCTTGGCGTTCACGTCCACCTTCTTGCCCTTGCTGATTGCCGCCGCCGATCTGGTGCTGCTGCCCTTCAGGGCCACCACGCCCTCGCGGGATCGCTCGCGGCAGTAGGCGTAGGCCTCGTGGGTGAAGTGGCCGCCGGTGTCAACGCCCGCGGCCTTGATCGTCATCGTGCCGCCGGTTGCCGTGGGCCACTGCGTTCGGCGGATGCTATCGATCTGCTCCCACGCCTCCGGATCGTCTGGCGTCAGCTCGACCTTCTGATGCCAGATGCGCCACATCTCATCGCCACGGCCGAATCCCCACACCGTCGTCTCCAGCCAGGTGTCCTGCACGTCGACCGTCTGGACCAGCAGGAGAACGCCCTCGGGGCAGGTGCCATCCTCGTGGGCGCCATTCAGTCGGCTCATCAGGCCCTCGGCGCTGACCGCTGCGATCGCGGCATCCTCCCAGGCCTCGGCCGCGCGCTTGTTCACCCAGCCCTTCAGCAGTAGAGGGTCGTCCTTCGCCCGCAGGAACTCGTCGCGGATCTTCTCCCAGCTGAGCCAGCCGTAGGGGGCGTACCACCCGGGCAGGTGGAATCCAGCCGTCTCACCGTCGCCCTTCGCCGTTGGCCGCCAGATTCCGCCGTCCAGCATGGAGCCCTTGTGGTGCTGCCCGATGCGCTCGCCGCAGGCCGGGCACTGGCACCACACCTCGCCGTCGGGCCGCTCCCACACCATGTGGTCCCGCCACACGAGCACCTCGTGGGCGCCACAGCACGGCATCAGGGCCGCGTACCGGCGCCGGTCGCTGCGTTCCTCGTACTCCCATGTGATCCGACAGGTGCCGCGCGTGCCTGGCGTGCTGGTGATCAGGCTCTTGCGGTCCGGGAAGTTGGTCTGCCGCGCCTCGGCATTTTCCAGTGGGTCGCCCTTGTCGTCCATCTCCAGCGGCAGGCTCGACACCTCATCGGCCCAGACGTTCTGCGCCGGCATCCCCTGGGCCGCGCTGCCGCTGTTGCCGCCGATGATGCTCAGCAGCATGTCGCCCTGAAACTCCTTCAGGAACATCGCATTGGCGGCATCCCGGGACTTGCTGCTGATCTGCTTCGCCTTGACCGCTGGGCTGTCCTCAAACAGTGGCGTCAATCGCTGCCGCACCTGGCGCTTGGCGAATAATTCGGTCGGGAACATCGCCAGGAACGGCGCCGGGTCCATGGCGATCGTCCGGCCCAGCCAGTTCAGACCGCACTCGGTCTTGGCGAGTTGGGAGCCGAACAGCAGAACAACTCGCCGAATCCGGCGCTCACGCGGACTCAGCAGGTCCATCGGCTCGCGCAGGTAGGGCACTCGATCCGTGCGCCACAGGCCTGGCTCTGATGTGCTGCGACTGGTCAGGTAGCGCTCTCGATCCGCCCACTCGCTGACGGTCAGGTCTAGCGGGGGCTGCAGGGCCTCGACAAACGCCTCACGGTAGATCAGTGCGCCGTCAGGCATTGGCCAGGCCTCGCAGGGCGGATTCGATCTCGACCTGCAGCAGCAGCCGGATGTCCTCCTGGTCCTGCATGGTGCAGAGCTTCGCCGCGTTCCGCGCCGGGATCATCAGCAGCAGGTCGCGTACCTGGCGTCCCAGTCGGGTCGCCTCGCGACGGACGTCTGTGATCGGGACCAGTTCGCCGCGGCGCTGCAGCGCATCCTGCTTGTCTTTCTCGGCCTGGTAATAGGCACGGCGCTTGCGGCTGTCGTTGATGTCCGGGATCTCGTCGTCCGGGATCGCGTCGATGATCGCCCGGAGCTCGTTGCGGTCGGCGGCCGTGGGGGTGGCGGCTGGGGGGTGTGGCGGGGGTGGATCATCGCTGATCGTGTTGCGTTCCCACAGCTCCATCGCCAGGTCGTGGTCGATGAACTCCTTGCCGTTGCGGGTCACCACGGCGCCACGGATTCGGCCAGATCTGATCGCGTGCGTGATCGCCGCCGGGGTCACCCCACGGATCCTGGCGAATTCGCTCTTGCGAACCAGTCTCATGCCTTATTGCGACTTGAATGGGCTTAAGTCAGGCTAAAGACCCGTTAAACGCGGCGCGGGGAAGGGGGCAAAGTGCTTGGTATGACTAGGTTTTAGCCAGTTCGGGGTCACCCGCTAGGCGAAGATCGCGAGGTCGAAACTATC